CGCTTAATATAAGGATAAAGTAATGGCGATTGATAAAATTGATTTAAACGAGAAGACGACAAAAAATATTTTACAACTTCAAGAAGAGGCAAAGGTGCATATAGAAGAACTTAACCGAATTAAAAATACTGCAACGCTTATCTGTCAGGCGATTACAAATGATAGAGGCTTAGACGGAGATTGGGTTTTAAGCGATGACTGTAAAACCTTAACTCGACTACCGGATGGGGGTGTTAATGCCTAATCAAAAACAAATAGACCTAGTAGCGGCTGCATTGGAAGCCGTGAAAAAGAGAAGTGAGCAACCGGTTGACCCCAACGCTCCCATGAAGTTATTGATTGCTACACCGTTCTATGAAATGAAGGCATGGTCTGGATATCTTCGTTCCCTTGTCCATTCGTATGCCGCGCTTTTGATTGCTTTAAAAATAGATGTAAGCTTTGTCAGCATTGATAATGACTCTTTTATTGACCGGGCGCGGAATACGATCTCTAATAATTTTATGAATAGTGATTTTACCGACCTACTCTTCATTGACTCTGACGAGGAGTGGCAACCGGAAGGGATGGTGTGTTTAATCAGGGCCTCTGGTGACATAGTAGCAGCCGGATATCCCTGCAAAAACATTTGGAACTGGTTTTGCGTTACCCCGAAGCCTGGGCCTGAAAACAAGATGATTACAAATTCGACCGGACAGATTGAAGTTTTGGGCGCGCCCGGCGGATTTATGAAAATCAAGCGACAAGTCTATGAGAAGATCGCGCTGGCATACCCGGAGCAGGTTTATATCGACAAAGACGATGATAAAAAAACAGAGGTTGCGCGATTTGATTTCTATGGTCCGGTCCAGGACTATGAAAACTTCAGGATCTTCAGAGACGAGATTGCTTTTCAGCAGCGCTGGCTTTCTATTGGCGGCCAGATTTGGGTCGAACCAAATGTGACTATTACTCATTATGGGACTAAGGGTTATCAAGGTAATTATTTAGAGCACTTACAGCAGATTAAAAAGGCTGAAGATGAAATTAACCAAACAACAAAATAGCAGGGAAGCACAGGTCATAGCTGCTGGCGGCAAGACACAAGACATTGATCTCAGCATCTTCGAGCGCGTAAAGCAAAGCATCCGCTATGCTATTACCGGTGCCGCACCTGATACTTGGTTCGGCCCTTTACAACCTCTAACGCCTGTACCGCCAGAGCCAGAAGAAGTTAAAGGTCGCCGTCTTGACTACCCCTTCGGCTACAATATCCAAATTACTCCCCGGCCCTATGAAGCGGTTACTTACGATCAACTACGCTCTTTGGCCGATAACTGCAACATTTTACGCCTGATAATTGAGACCGTTAAAGATGAAATTGCCCGCATGGATTGGTCGATCAAGCCGATTGATGAAGAAGATGCTAAAGCAGGAAAGTACGATGCTGAAATTAAAAAGGTAAAAGACTTTCTACGCTATCCTGACAACGAGAATAATTGGGATCAGTGGATGCGAATGATCTTTGAAGAAATGCTGGTTACGGATGCAACGGCAGTTTATATGCGTCGGACTAAGGGCAAAGATGCTTATGCTTTAGAACAGATTGACGGCGCTACAATTAACCTCAAGATTAATGGTGACGGACGCACACCACAGCCGCCGGATGTAGCCTATCAGCAGATTTTAAAAGGCGTTCCGGCTGTTGATTTTACCCGTGATGAGTTGATCTACTTTCCGCGTAACAAAAGGATTTGGAAGTTTTACGGCTTTAGTCCTGTTGAACAACTTGTGTTTTATGTCAACATGGCTTTACGGCGTGATATCTTTAAGCTCAATTATTATACTGAGGGTAATATTCCTGACCTGCTTTTAGGCGTGCCGGATAGCTGGACACAGGATCAAATAAAGCAATACCAAGAGTGGTGGGATTCAATGCTTTCCGGTAATCTTGCTCAGCGTAGGCATGGAAGGTTTGTACCAGGTGAAGTAGCTAAGAATGTCAAGGAATTAAAAGAAGCAATTCTCAAAGATGAATTTGACGACTGGTTAGCCCGCCTTGTTTGTTTCTGTTTCTCAATTTCACCACAGCCGTTCATCAAGGAAATGAATCGCGCCAGTGCTCAGACAAATCAAGAAGTTGCCGCACAACAAGGATTATTGCCTAAATTAAAATGGTTTAAAGATTTTATGGATTTCATATTTGCTAAATATTTAAACTATCCTATGCTTGGATTTAATTGGGATATGGATATCAATGTTGATTCAGGGACTCAGTCAAAGATCGACCAAATCTATATTGCCACCGGCGTTCAGACTCCGCAACAGATAGCAGAGGCACGGGGTCTAAAATGGGATGAAGCAGCAGCGGCCAAGAAAGAAGCCGATAAGCAGGCAGCAGCGGAAGCGTTAAGCCAAGCACAGAATCAAAATCAAGGAGATCAAGGAAATGTACAAGACGAAAAATCAAACATCAGTATTGAAGATAAAAAAACCAAAGACCAAAAAGCCGAAAAGCTCGAAAAAGCAGTCGGCGACAAAGAAACCATAATCTTTGAAATGGTTGATGGGCCTAAGATCAGGAACGAACAGAATATTGATTTTACTGAAGGCGGATCAGATGCCCGTTATTCTTTCATACCTGAAGGCCGGATCTGGCTTGAAGATGGACTAGAAGATAAAACGCCTATTAAAGCGCATGAATTTATGGAGCGGATAGGCATTAAAGAGCTTGGAATGAATTATGAAGATGCTCATTCCAAGCTTGCTAATCCTTGCGAAGCTATTGTCAGAGAGATTATAAGCGGTAAGATTGCGCCCAAGCCAGAAGAGACGGAAAAGCTTGAGAGATTAGAGAAGTCAAAAAAAAAAGTAAAGACTTCCTCTATTAAACCGATTGACCGGGAACGAGGAGTCATAATCAAGGCCCGAAGCGAAATGAAGGGCTGGCTTATAGAGGCTTTTAATGATACAAAAGAAAAGATCAAAAAAACAGAGTTCGGCCTGGGTAAAATTGATGCAGTGGTTCAAGAGCGAGTGGAAAAGATCCTCGACGAGATTGATTTGTCGGGCTGGGCTGTCGTGCATGAGGCCAGCGAAGAAGTCCTTGCCGCAGTTACAAAAGATGGACTCTACCAGGCGATTTTGCAAATCGGCCTTGACGAAAAGGATATGACAAGTACAATGTTTGAAGAGGCTAAAAAATATGCTGTTGATCGTGCCGCTGAAATGGTAGGAAAGAAATGGATTGACGGCGAACTAGTTGATAACCCAACTGCTAAATGGGTTATTACCGACTCTACGCGCGATATGCTTAGATCGGATATAACGCAGGCAGTAGAGGAAGGGTGGGGAAATCAACAGTTAAGAGATCAACTTTTTGAGAACTATGGATTTTCGGATCAAAGAGCCGGTGTTATAGCAAGTCAAGAGGTTGCAATGGCGGATCAAAACTCGAACAAGATAGCATACGAAGAAAGCGGTGTTGTGGCCGGAAAATATTCCTTGCTTTCACAAATGCACGAACAGACCGACGCTTGCGACTGTGAAGACAATGCAGCAGAGGGTACAATTGGCTTTGATGAAACTTTTGAGAGTGGCGACGACTGGGCTCCGTATCATATTGGCTGTAACTGCCTCACAATGCCTGTATTAGACGAGGACATGGAATGAAAACACTATTAATTTCATTTAAAGATATTGTCGCGGCTAAAAACCCCGGGTTTATGGTGAACCAGAAATTGCAAGCAGCGGGGTTTAATTTATCTAAGCCTTATAAACTGCAAGATTTGTTGACGAAACCAGCGGCCGTATTCTTACAGGAAGAAGATGAAACAGTTGATATTGCCAAATATTGAATTTGAAAGGCCCTTTACCCTGGATAGGATTAAGATCGTTTTGAAACAGGCGGGGTTTGATTTAAATAAAGTAGTTAAAAAATATATGACACCAAGTAAGAATTTTACGGTGTATGAACAGGAAAAATAAAAACTAAATAACGGGTTTTCCGAAGTCAGGCCAGACTAAGGGAACGAAAGCGAATATTAAGGGCGCAGGTAAGTGCTTACCCACTTTACCTACGCTCTTTTTATTTGGCCCGTAAGAGGTAGAACACAATGAACGAATGGACTAAGTTTTTTCAGATTAGAAAAGTTGACGAAGAAAAACGCCTTGTCTATGCTCGGCTGGCTCAAGAGATTGAGGACAAATCCGGCGAGATTATGGACTATGGCTGGTCAAAGCCTAACTTTGAAAAGTGGGTTAAGGAATCAGAGGAACTATCAAAAGGTAAATCTCAAGGCAATCTCCGGGCGATGCACGGCAAAGTAGCAGCCGGAAAATTCATCAATATTGAATGTATAGATGAAGAAAAAGCTGTTGATACAGTTTTTAAGGTAATCGACAACAACGAATGGGAAAAAGTTCTGGAAGGAGTTTATACGGGATTAAGCATGGGTGGCAGTTACGGCAAGAAAGAAAAGGTCGGCAATCTGCTACGCTATGAAGCAATACCCAATGAAGGCAGTCTTGTTGACCGACCCTGTATCCCTACTGCTACTTTCTTTGAAATTCAAAAGGCGGACGGAAGCCTTGCTAAAATAGATTTTAAACAGATATCAAAGGGGGATGATATGAAAATCAAACTTACCGAAGAGTTAAAAAAGTATTTGGGCCAAGAAGTCTGGGATGCAGGACAAGCCTTGAGTGCTCTATCAAGTATTTATGACCTATTGGCCGGTGAATTAAGCGAAGGCCACGAAGAAGCACCGGAACAAATAACAGCCTTAAAAGCTGCAATCGAAAACCTGAAAGTATTTATTGCAGCCGAGATTAAAGAAGATAGTTCTGAGACAGCCGATGCGGGCGGAATGGTCATGGCAGAAAAGGCAGGGGACATGAAAAAGAATGATCCCGAACCTACTCCACAACCGGAACCAGAACCAACGCCGATAGAAACGAAAGTCGATCTATCAAAGGCCGGGGCTCGCCACTCCAAATCTGACACGGAGAAGATTCAGACCGTGCACGATCATTCGGTTGATCTTGGGGCCATGTGCAAATCAGCCGAGAAAATTGAGGCTGAGCATGCTGATGCTCTGAAAAAGATCGAAGCAGAAAAGACAGATGCCTTGCAGAAGATGGAATCGGACTTGAAAAAAATACAGGGCGAACGAGATGAGGCTTTGAAGAAAATCGAAGACCTGACTGCCGAATCAACTTTACTTAAAGCCGAGATCGAAAAGCTCAAGAAAGAACCCGAACCGGCTAAAGGTATTAAAAAAGTAGTTACAATAACTAAAGTAGATGACACGCAAGATGCTGCTCCTCTTCAGAAGCTTGAAGACACGGCGGAGTTCAAGAAAGCAGATGATAAAACAAAAGCTTTATTGAAAATGAAAGAATCATTACAGCATCCTGAATTTATGACTTTTGCGAAATAAACCTATACCACATTAGGAGGTAAAAAAAATGAACGCAAACATCACTAAAGAAACTTTGGAAATGGCAAAAACGGCCTTAAATAGTCCTATACAGGACAATAACCTTATAAAAACCTTTGTGCAGCCAGGTACGGCTACGAGCGGTCTTATCGCGTATGACCTGGAAGCACCGGCAAAACATTTGATTCCGGTAATGACACCGCTAAGGAATAAAATCCCGCGCGATGTGGGTGGTTATTCTATCCAATCCAACTGGCAGGTAATAACCGGCATTAACACTTCCAACATGGACATCGGTGTTTCAGAAGGGAACCGTGGCGGGGCCATTGATTACACAACTGCTCGTAAATATGCGGCATTCGTGGAGTTGGGCCTGGAAAACTGGGTCTCCTGGAAAGCTGACCTGGCTTCCAAAAATTTCATGGATATCAAAGCTGAAGCGCAACTTGAAGAGCTTTGGGCTTTGATGATTCAGGAAGAGTTCAACATCCTTGGCGGATGTAGTACTCCTGCTGCCGCTCTTGGGACTACTCCAACCCCGACTTTGACCGATGTTGGTTCTGGTGGGTCTTTGAGTAACAGCACGACTTACCGCGTAGGCTGTGTGGCCCTAACCTTGAGGGGTTATCAACAGATTATGGGCTGGAACATGGGCATTACCGGGCAAAGCAAAAGCCTAACCACTGGCCTTGTACAGCAGGTCACCCGCGTTAATATGGATGGATCAAGCGATACTTACGGCGCTGGAACTGCTGCTCCCTCTGTGGTTGCAACTCAATTAACCGGATATGCCACTGATAGTATTTACGCCATTGTTACCCCAGTTGCCGGTGCTGTGGCCTATGCTTGGTATTTTGGGATAACCGACAGCGATCACATGTATCTCAAAGACGTAACCCCGGAGAATTTCATCACCATCAAAACCACGGCGACTAGTACTTATCAAAAATATAGCGCTTTAGCGGCTACTGATTATAGTTATAACAGCCTAGTTTTTGACGGACTTATCGCTCAAATTGGTAATGCTACGACTGGCGGGTATATTCAAAACGTTCAAGGCAAATTAACAACCGATAGTGCGGCCGGAATTACTCAGATCAATACCGCTTTTCAATCCATGTTTGACCAATATCGCTTAGGCCCGCAAACTATGTATGTTTCGAGCCAGGAATTGATCGATATGACTTCCTTGATTATTGCCAATGGCAGCGCACCGCTCTATCGTTTCAACTTAGACGGCAATAACCCAGGCGGCAAGATTTCAGCAGGCGTGGCAATCGGTTCTTACTTAAACAAGATTACCAACGAACTGGTTGAAGTAGTAGTTCACCCGAATATGCCGCAGGGAACGATTCTGCTTTGGAGTGATCGTATTCCTTATATGCTGGCTAACATCGGGACGCCGGTGAAAATGAAACTGCGCCGCGATTATTACAGTATTGAGTGGCCGATGACCAAACGGCGCTACGAATACGGCCTTTACATGGACGGCGTTTTGCAAATGTATTTCCCAAAAGCTTACGGAATTATTAATTGCATCCAAAAACAATAAATCGAGGAGATCATGCAATATTTAGAAACGAATGGACGCGGCGGATGCAGCTTTAAAGGTATTTCTTATGAAATGCTTAAAGGCTTTGTCGAAGTTCCCAAAGAGGCAGTAGAAGTATTAACCGGACATTCAGGTTATTCGCTGCCTCTGGGGGATATACCGCCAGACGTGATTGATGCTTTTCATCCTAAGTCAGCGCCGGTTGAGAAAAAGACGGAAGACAATAAAGAAAATAATAAAAATCAGGCTGGTACTTTCAAGACCGGCGCTAAAATCTTAGGAAAAAAGGAACTTAAAACATGAAAAAAACAATTATTCTCGCATTAATCGTTGGCCTGTTTATCATTATTTTTGGGGCTACTTCTTCGCCTTTATATAATAACAGAACAACTTGGAATAAGCTTGGAACCCAAACTTTAACATTGAATGCTTCAGGCGTTTCTACTTTGACTTTACCATCATGGGGTACGGTTTGGGAAGTCGATGTCTTTGTTGACGGCGGGCCTGTGCGGTGCTTATGGAATAATCTAATTCCAACAACTTCTACCGGATATAAACTTAACGATCAAGCTTTTATGACATTACAATGTGCAGATGAATGGAACAACTTTCAGGCTATTTTAGACTCTTCTGCTTCATCGGGCGGGAAGCTTATTGTCATTTATCTGGGTCAATAAGGGGGCGACTATGAAAAATAAAATCTGGATTCTAATATTATTTATTGCTTGCTTTGCAAGCTTTTCGTACGCTGGTCCGGTCGTCAATCCTTCAGGTGTTTCTGTTACTGCAACGGTCACAATGAGCGCCAATCAATCGGTTAATGAATCTCAAATATCCGGTGTTAGTGTGGCTATGGGTAGCGGGACTTCAAACACGGGGACGCAGAGAGTGATTCTTGCAACCGACCAGCCCGCCGTGCCCGTGACATTTACTCAAGGGGCCTTGCCTGCTAATCAGTCTGTCAACATTACTCAGATTAACGGGACTGCTCCTGTCACGAGCGGTGTTTCCGGAATTATGCCGGTCGGCGGCGGATCAGCTACTAACACAGCGGTTGCTAGCTATCCGGTCAATATAGGCGCGCAAGGGATAACCGCGGAACCTTCTGCTGTAACTGCCCTTTATAAAACCCAACTCATTACCGATAAAGTTGGGAAGTTGATTGTCTTACCCTATTCTATACCTGAGAATTTTGTATCTGGTACGACCGGAGTTCTCACGGACACCACGACCAGCACGATCATAGCGGCTCAAAGCGCCGGAGTCAGGACATATATTAATGAGATTTTTGTTACCAATGGCAGTGCCACGGTGGGGACGGTAGTCACGATTACTTTTGGGAGCGGTAAGACTTGGCCCGGATATGCGGCTGCAGGCGGAGGCTTTGTCTGTTCTCTACCAACTCCCCTTGTCGGTGATGCTGCCACGGCCGTCACAGCAGCTTGTACCACAACCGGCGCGAGCGTTTCTATTGCCATAGCAGGTTATAAAGGATTATAATTATGAAAAAACTCCTTTTCATATTTCTCTTAGCGATCTTTCTTTGCGGATCGGCGTTTGCTTCGGTCTGGGACCTTGTGGTAGCCGATGCCGGAGGTAACGGTTCAAATGGCACTTCTGCCTCTACCGTAGGAAATACTTACGTACTAGAAAACCCTTTTCAATACGATAGTTCGGTTACTCAGATCAAATTGATCTTTACCCAAGATCCTTTACTCGTATCCATTAAAGTAGGCTCGGCTTACCATGACACTGTGAGCTATGGGAATATTTATAGTGACAATAATGCTGTGACTTTGACGATACCATCGGGAGTATCTAACACCGTTCTTACTTATAATTCCCCTGGGGATTTCACGGCGTTTAATGTTAAATTTGGTCATTTTCCAATTGTGTATTCTGTCAGCGCTACGGGAACATTGAGAAGGACAACCTCGTTGGGAGCTTATAGAGCTTATTATTATGCAAGTTCCGATAAAACTGGGGTGACGACTTTAACTAGTTATACTGTACTTTCCGGCTTATCGAATGACCTGGCAGTGGAGATGATTGGCCCTGCTACCAATGTTTGGTCAACACCAGATGCCACAGCGATAATCTCTAAAAATAATATCTTGTATGTTAACGGTGCACTGGGACAGTATCACCCTTTGCCCGGCTATTGTGTCAAAAATGGCGATTGGGCGATGGATGATAATTATTATTATCTTTATTTAACTACTACTCCGACCGGAGTTACGCAGTCTTTAATTTCTTTACCTCCGGCAATAGCTGGCATCACTGAAGTTGACTCAGGTGTTGCTATCTGTAGAAGTGTCATAAATCCTAACGGGACTTCGGGTACGACTCTTATTAGGTATAGAGAAGTCGCAAGCGGAGTTAGTTATTATGCTGAATATTCGACTTCTTCAAACAGCGGCGATACCTGGGGAGCATGGAGCGGTAATTTAATTCCTATCGGGGCCTCCGGCGTCACTGATATTTATGGCCATGTCGATCCGGTAACTGTTTATTTCAATACGAATGATTTAGGCATGTACTGGACAGGTCTTAAAACCAGCGCTACCAGCTTGGCTATGATCGGATATTCTTCTTCAACAGGTGGGCTAACCTTTTCGGGCGCAACAACCGTGATGGATAGGGCCGATCAGCCTGCTCTGGACCAGGCCGCTACCCAGATTCATCATAGTAAAATGTATCTATCCGGCACTACTGCATATATGTTTTACGTTGGGGTTGATACACCTGGTGTTGAGCGGCCATGCTTGGCAACCCTTTCCAATTATATGACCAACCGTACCACTGTGGTTAAGTGGCCGGAAACTGCGCTTATCGGTGAAAATGCTATCCTTCCTTTAGGTAAGGTGCGTAGTGGTGTCACTGATCCTGACTATTCTTTTATTAGAACTTGCCAGCCGTTTGCCCATAGTGTTAGCGGGGTGACTGTGATCTACTGGCCCTATGAAGGATATGATGGAACTTCTCCTTCTATCTGCATGGGTGTCTCCTTAGAGGGAGACATGGGTATTATGAAAAAGGGTGTTTATCTTTCAAAAGCCAGTTGGTATTCGTCAGGCATCCAGGATTTCTTTGAGTTGGATTATGGGACTAATCCTTTGACTGTATTTTTTACATCTGCAACTGGGTTTAATATGGGCAAGGGCACGATTACTTTTCCTGCGGCATCAACAACGGGAGCATTTAAAGCATTGTTAGGAGTCGGTAAATGACCGATCTTTGCACAATATCAGATTTTAAAGCGTGGCTCGGACTTGGTCTTACGAATAGTTGGGTCAAGAATACTGCTTATGCTTTAAATGAACAAATAGTTCCGGTAGTGGCAAACGGCTACTATTACAAGGCCACAACTGCTGGACAGTCAGGCGCGACAACCGAACCGACCTGGCCTAAGACTATCGGAACAACGGTGACGGATAACGCCGTTACCTGGACTTGCGCGGGCGTGACGGATGATCTTGTAATTGCTCGTTTAATCACGGCTGAATCACATGTTATTTATAAATTTCTTGATCGGCATGATCTACTTTCTGATACTTACGACGAAATTAGAAGCGGGAATGGCTACGGACACATGCAATTATTTATGCGCCATTGGCCGATAACGGCTGTTTCTGCTGTTACGATTAATGGCTTAACTATTCCGGCCAAAAGCGTGACTGCAAACTTCTTTTCAAGCGGATTTAAGTTTGATGATAAGTCAATTGTACTTATGGGATATGCGTTTGAAAAAGGCATTGATAATGTTGAAGTAGAATACACTGCCGGGTATGATTCAATTCCGGCTGATATTACCCAGGCCTGCATTGAACTCACGGCTTTGCGATATCGCGAAAGAACAAGGATAGGTGAGAATAGTAAATCATTGGCCGGTGAAGTAGTTAGCTTTAACACTAAGGCGATGACAGATTCAATCTTAGAATCTTTAAATCGTTATAGGAGAGTTATTCCCGTATGATCCAAATGGCAATAGTTGGCGATCCGAACCGCGTTCCTCAATATCTTTTGGATAGAATACCAAAGGCGATTGTCGGCATTGAAAAAGCCATGGCTCGCATAGTTTTAAAGCTTCAGGTGAAAATCCAAACTGAAAAACTTAGCGGACAGGTTTTAAATCAAAGGCATGGTGGCGGGGGATTAAAGCAGAGCATCCATTCAGACGTACAGACTGGCGGTTATAGCGTAATAGGCCGGGGGTTCACAAATAAGGAATATGCTGCAATCCATGAATTTGGATTTGATGGAGAAGAAACAGTCAGGGCGCATACCCGCCGAATAGCAGGTCAGCGCTTTGTTTTAAAAAGCGGCAAGTTTTCAAAGAAGAATTGGGCAGTTCCTAAAAGTCAGGGCGCGACTCAGGTACGGAGTTTTACCAGACACATGCACATGCCGGAGCGTTCTTTTATGCGGTCTGCTTTACGAGAGATGGGGCCGGAAGCTTATCAAGAACTCTATAATGAATTGGATAATGTTTTTAAATGATAACAAGAGAAACAGTTTATAAAGCTTTTTATGATTCCTTAGTTGCCCTCAAGGGAACGGCTGGAATTGTGCTTGTCAACCGGCGCTTGTTTCATTGGTCGGATGTTCCGGCCACTCAGCAGCCTGCGCTTTTTGTAGTACAAGGAGCAGAACAGGCAGTTCAAAAAAAAGGATTTCCGACCAAATGGTTATTAAACCCAAAAATTTGGGTCTATGTAAATACGAATGATGATCCGAATATCGGTATTCAAAGTATTTTAAATAGCGATGTCACACCGGCCACTCTTTTAAATCCTATCCTTGATTTAATTGAAAGCACCTTCCCTTGGATGGAAGATACAAGCGGTATGACTGCTTTAGGCGGTTTAGCTTCGCATTGTTGGATATCAGGAACGATTGAAACATTTGAGGGGCTATTAGGGCCGCAAGAAGTGGCAATAGTCCCTGTTGAAATTTTAACGGCATAATATAGGAGGTAGAAATATGGCATGGCAATATGAATTTGGAGCAGGTGTAATGAAAGCAGTACCCTCGCTTACTTTAGCTGGGACAGTAGTCGCAAATCCGACCCCTGTTAATTTCGGCGGGTTGCAGGATGTGGCCATTGATGTTCCTTTTAGTTTTAAAGAACTTTATGGGCAATACTCTTATCCTTTGGCAGTCGGGCGCGGTACTTCAAAGCCGACTATCAAAGCAAAAATGGCACGCATAAATTCAGCAGCGTTTAATCTGATTTTCGGCGAAACGTCGGTGACGGCTGCCACTGAGAGTAAAATGGCATTTAATGAAGCAGCAACAATCCCGACAAGCAGCACATATACGGTTACAGTTACGCATTCTTCTGGCTTCTCTGAGGATTTGGGTGTGATTTATGCCTCTGATATGTCGGAATTTACTTGTGGAACTTCTCTTGCCAAAGGTATTTATGAAGTTGCCACAACCGGGGTTTACACTTTTGATTCAAGCGATAAAAGTACAGCGATTCAGATTTCGTATGCGTACACGACTACTTCAGCAGCCGGTAAGATTATCACGGTCAGCAATCCCTTGATCGGACAAGCACCGTATTTTGAGACGCATTTCCGGCAATCGTTTGAAGGTAACGACTTTTATGTTCGTTTCAAAAAATGTGTAGCTGGCAAAATTTCTTTCGGAAGCAAACTGGAAGACTTCAATATTCCAGAAATTGATATCTCAATGATGGCCGATGCGTCTAACTATCTTTGCGATGTAAGCTGGACCCAAGGCTAAGAGAAAGGGGTTTTTAAATCATGGCTCCTAAGTTCGATGGAGTAACGGTTAAGGTCGGGGGCGTGGAGTATATCATCCCGCCCCTTAATTTAAAGCAGATCAAGAAGTTTCAACCTGAGCTTGAAAGTATAGCAAAAAAAACAGTGGTTGAACTTCTCGATTTTACTTCTCAGATTCTTTATTCAACTCTTTCCCGGAATTATCCTGAAATCACGCAAGATCAATGCGATGAAATGGTTGATGTTAAAAATGTAGGCACATGGATGCAGGCGATTACTGCTCAATCAGGATTACAGATTGCGGGGGGAGTTCTGGCGGGGAGCGACCAGACTGGGACGCAATCTACTCCCACTTAATAACCGTTACGGGTTGGACTTGGGATTATATTGATGAGTATATGACGCTTCCCCGCCTTTATGCTATGACTGAATACTGGGCGGAATGTCCGCCTGCCCATATAATTATGCGGTCATTTATTAAGGTAAAGTCTAAAAAGAGTAAAAGTAAAATAATAAAAGAAGAAATGACTAAAGAAAAATTTGAAGACATGAAAGCAGTTTTTGGTTCATTCGGGCGTCAAATCCCGATGGAGGAAATGCTGAAAAATGGCTGATGACAAGACATTAGAAGTAAAGATAACCGCTGATAGTACAGGCGTCAAGACCGGAGTTGAAACGGCTGCTAAAACTATGCAGGATGCTGTTTCAAAGATAAATACCAGTGTCACCGGCATGAACTCTAACGTCAAAGTTAAAATGGCTGAAACACAAAATATCTTTACCGATACTTTCGCAAAAATCAAGTCTGCTGCTGAACAGTTTGGCGCGGCCATTCTTGCCTATCTATCCTATGAAAGTTTAAAAGGTTCGGTAGAAGCTGCCATAAACTATAATGAAAGCATTTTAAACCTCTCCCGAACGATGGGGCTTACGACTGAAGAAAGTTCAAAGCTTTCTGCTGCCATTAAAATCATTGGCGGAAACACAGATGAATATATCCGCATGAATTTAAAACTGGGTATGACTTTAAAAATCCATGAATCACAATTAAATCAAATAGGAATAGTAACCCGCGATGTAAGCACAAACGCTTTACTTCCTCAGACTGAAATATTTAAAAATGCCTATGCTGCTATGATGCAATATAAAGAGGGTACAGATAGGGATCAAGCTGCTCTTGAGATATTTGGCAGGCGGGCTCAAGAAGTTTTTAAATATCAAAAAATGACAAATGAAGTCATGGAAGAAGCCACTAAAATAGCCGAGCAATATGGCCTTGTCATTGGTGATAAAGCAGCAGCACAGACAGAACAGTTCACCATAAAGCTAAATGAAACCAAACTGATTTTTGAGGCGATAAAGATCAAAATAGGTCAAGAGCTACTTCCTCTTATTCAGGAATTTTGCGGATGGATGGCTACCAATGGAAAGAGTTTGCTTGACAGTTTTAGGTTAGGAGTCGAACTTCTTATCACCGCCTTTGATGTTTTAAAAGTATTAGTCCAAGAAAATGCAACAATAATAATTTCTACCATAACCACTATGGTTGATAGTATTGTTGGAAGTACTAAAATAATTTGGGATGTTATGACCGGCCAATGGAAAGCCGCCTGGACTGACGCCAAGGCTACTTTTAATAATGTAAAAACAGACATCAAGACTGGCATGGATCAAATAGCAGAAAATGCTATAAAAGCCTATAATGATATCAAAAAAACCTGGTCAGTTTCACCAATAGCGCAACTTCCTTCAGGAAGTCCAATAAAAGGCGGGACAAAGGAATATGTAGCACCACTACCTAAAACAGCAGAAAAATCCCGCGTGTCTGAATGGATGAACGAACTTGACGACCAAAAGGCTGCTGAAAATAAATTCTTTGATGAATCAACGGAAGAGGAAAGAGCTTTCTGGCAGAAAAAACTTCTTCTTGTCAATATCAATATGACCGAAATCAGAGAGATCAAACGTAAGATTTATGCTCTTGATAAAAAAGATGCCAAGGATGCGCTTGAATGGGAGATAGCCAATCTTCGATTGCAACAAGAAGCTGAGGGTGTGAGCATTAAACAGCGCATTGATATCGAAGATCAAATCATTGCAGTTGTTAAATCCAAATATGGCGAGCAGAGCAGCCAATATCGGCATCTGATGGAAGAGCGCGAAAAGATGCTGACAGAAGAAAGCAAATTTGAAATTGAAATGGCCCAAAAGCAGTTCGAAGAAAAAATAAAGATTGCAGAGGGCGAGATTGAACAGAAACAGCATGACAATGATCAACTTGCAGACTTAGGCCAGATATCGGCTGAAAAACAAATTAAAATTTCCATCGATCTTGAAAATCAGCGCTATAAAATCGAACAAGATACTCTTGATGAAATAGCCGCTCTTTGGAAGCAATACCCTCTAAAATGGGAACAGATACAAACACAGATCCAAAAATCAACAGAGGCCCATAATAAAACCATTCAAAAAGAGGATGATTCGCTTGTTAAAGAAACTCAGAAAAAATGGCAGGGACTTTTATCGCCTATTACTCGCGCGATTAGTCAATCCGTAACCGGCATGATTCAGGGGACGCAGACTTTAGTGGGTGCCATTCAGAATCTTCTTCAGTCTATTTTGGCCTCGTTTGTGGATATGCTAGCTCAAATGCTTGAAAAATGGATTGTCAATCAGATCACCATGGCAATAATTGGGAAAACTACTCAATCAGCCGCAGCCGTAGCCTCAATTGGCACTAGCGCTGCTCAGGGAGCCGCAGGAGCAGCCGCATCTCAGGCATCCATACCAATCATCGGCCCGGAGCTGGCTATTGCAGCAGCGGCAGAGATGGACGCCTTTATTATGGCATTTGCAGCGCAGGCGACAGCGGCCCGCGGTTTTGATGTCCCTTCCGGCGTTAACCCGATTACCCAACTGCACGCCGAGGAAATGGTTTTACCGGCCTCACTTGCTAACGCGGTCAGGGGCATGGCATCTGGCCAAGGAAGGTCAGGGGCAGGGGGAACCATTAATATCTACGCTATGGACTCACAGGACGTCAAACGGTGGGCCAAAAGGAACGCTAACACGTTATGGGATGCTGCACACGGGCCAAGTCGAAATTTCAGGCCGTCAGGGGTTAAGTTATGAGCAACGATTTATTCCCAGCACTTTTAGGTGTGCAATGGGATATCAAAAAAACGCCCTTGTTTTCAACCCTGATTCAGCGGGTCGTGTCCGGCGGCGAATACCGGGCAGCAACCAGGATTTATCCTCTTTGGGAATTTGCTTTCACCTATGACCTTTTACGGGATGACCTTGTAACCAACGAGCTTCAAACTCTCATGGGATTCTATCTATCGCACCGGGGCGCTGCCAATTCGTTTTTATATTCTGATCCTGATGACAATATCGTTACCGGCCAAATGATAGGGATAGGAGATGCGGGCACGGCTGCTTTTCAGCTTATCCGCACCTATGGCGGGTTCGCAGAGCCGATCTATGATATAGCGACCCCGGGCCCAGTGGTTGATCCTGAGTTGATTTTAAATGGCGTTTTCAGCAGCGATACCTCTAACTGGACGGCTGTCGATTGCAC